AATATAAACAATGGCTAATAATTTGTGCTCCTCCAATTTAACTTCTGGCTTTATCGATTTAGCCACTTATGATGAACAAGAAAAATATTTGTATGGTGGTCCAGACTCCGTCGCCTATTTTGTCCGTGAAATCCGTAAAGCTACATGGTTTACTCAGGTTCCCGTTGTTCTAAGTCGTTCGTCTGGTCAACCTGGATTTGGTCAGCAATGGTCTGTTTCAATTTCTCGAGCTGGAGATTATCTTCTTCAGACTTGGTTGCGTTTGCAATTAAATTCAGTCGCTGCTGCTGTTGTCAATCCATTGACCGGTCCAGATCATCCATTTGTTCAGGGTCAAACTTATAGTGTTCTTCGTTGGACCAAAAACTTTATGCACAATCTTATTACTGAATGTAATATTTCGTTCAATGATTTGGTTGCTGCTCGTTTTGATAATTACCATCTTGATTTTTGGGCTGCCTTTACTGTACCATCTGGTAAACGTTTGGGTTATCTTAATATGATTGGTTCTGTTGATCCTCTTATTAATCCAGTGAGTGTTTGTGGATTTCCTAATGGAGCTCAAAATCCTGGAGCCCAGATACTTCCTCAGGCAACCTTAAATCTCCCATTACCATTTTTCTTTACAAGAGATACTGGTTTAGCGCTACCTACTGCTGCATTGCCGTATAATGAGATGCGTATTAATTTTGCTTTTCAAAGTTGGCAAAATCTATTGATTCAAGATGTTTATACAGCTTCTGGTGCGTTAACTGGTCAATGGGAATCAAAACCTGCTCCACAATCTGCTATTTCTGGAAATGCTGAACCAACATTAAGCAATGTCCAGGTTTGGGCTAATTATGCTATTGTTTCCAACGAAGAACGTAAAAAGATGGCTTGTGCTCCTCGTGATATACTTATTGAACAAGTTCAAACTGCCCCAATCCAGACATTTCAACCTGTATCAAATCCAAATCCAGTGTACGATATCAGATTTTCACATGCCATTAAGGCATTATTTTGGGCTGCCCAAAACACAACAAATAAGAGTCAGTGGTCTAACTACACCACAAATTGTTTGGTTCCACAGGGTCCTCAATCTACTGGTCCTTGGTACAATAACATCAATGGAATTAATCTTCAAGTTCAACCAAATATCGCTTCATTCGGTATTATTCAGTTTAACGCTGGGGCTGATCCAATTCTTAATACTACCATAGTATATGAAAATACTCAGCGTTTATACCAGATGGGTTCAGATTACTTCTCATTGGTTAATCCATGGTATTGTGCTCCAGTTATTCCAGTGGAAACTGGGTACCATTTGTACTCATACTCTCTTGATTTCTTCTGTATTGATCCTATGGGATCAACTAACTATGGAAAATTGACCAACGTTTCAATTGCTCCTATTCAATCTGCAGATTCAGCTCTTGTTGCTGCCCCTGCAACTATTCCTCCTGTTGCTCAATCAGTTGCATATGGTGCAAAATTTAATTTCATAACAACTGCGTTGAATAATAACATAATTCGCATAAAAATTCCACTTGTGCGAAACAGGCGACTGCTTGGAAGGGTACCGATAAATTCCTTCTAAGATAAACAGTGTAAAATCGGTCTTGATATAATCGTCTAGTCTCAGTTTAAAACTGGGGCAAGATTCTCAAATTGCGGGAATCTCCTTAGAACTCTTACTACCAAACTAATATGGAAACATATTGGTGGCCAGGTTAATAGCCTTGGGTATGGTAAAAATGTAAGAGATTGGACAATCCGCATCCAAGCCTCTCTATGAGAGGAAGGTTCAACGACTAAATGGGAATCGGTCAATCTGTAAAAATCGGCTTAAGATATAGTCTAATCCCAACAGAAATGTTGGGTAGTAGCGCAAAGAAGTGGAGGCGCGTTAGGGTTCCCTGTCCTCTAGGCGAAGAGAAAACCCTTTCAATTATTGTTTAAAAATGATTTTATACATCAAGTGTATAAAATTATTAAAATGATCATCGGACGCATTTACAAAATTTCAAACACCAAGACCCCTGATATTTACGTTGGTTCAACTATCCAAGAACTCAAGAACAGGTTCAAAACACATAAAAGTAATGCTAAACTTGGAAATTCAGAGAAACTTTATGAACATATGAGAGAATATGGTACAGAAAATTTTACAATCGAACTCCTTGAGGATTCTGATGTGCCAGATAAATCTGAACTTGGACTGAAAGAGTTGGAATACTATAAAAAATTAAACCCTTCTTTGAATATGATAGCACCAAAAATCAGTGGAAAACCACAATACGGAAGAATTTATAAGGTTATTAATATAAATATTGAGCCACAATTTTATATTGGATCAACAACCCAATCACTTACAAAAAGATTAGGACAGCACAAATCTGACGCCAAAAAAGATGGTAAAACTAAATTTTATCAATACATGAAGGAGCAGGATCCAGAAAACTTTTCTATAAGTCTGGTAGAAGACGACATTCTTCTTGAAAATTTGACAGCACGAGAAGATTTTTGGATCAAAGAGCTCAAACCAACTTTGAATTCAAACCTATTTTTGATGAGAACAGAACAGGAAAGAGACAAGGCGAAGTATGAAAAAAATAGAGAAGCCATCAAGGACAGAGTGAATAAAAGACGTATTGAAAAACGCGAAGAAATTAAAGTAAAAAAACGTGAATATTACCTGAAGAACAAAGAAAAAATCCTTGAGAAACAAAGGGAGCCTGAGTCAAGAAAAAAAGCCAACGAGTCAAGAAAAAAAGCCAATAAGGTCAAGAAATTAAAACTCAAGGAGAGTACCTCCTCATCAGACTAAATTTTTATTATACATTACAGTGTGTATAATAAAAATTATTTCCCAACCAACTCCAATTGCATATGAAAACTTTACAATTATATACACCCTGTTTTTGGACAACATGGTCCCTTATTCGGGTCAGTAGAATTTTTGCAACACGGAAGTTGCGTAATAGTTGTCATATAAGTATTCCAAGAATTTGTAAATGCATTCAAACTTTCTTGTGATGGTTTGTTCACTATATTTTTTAACAGTTCCCATTGAAGCCATACATTTTCGTCGTCTTCAAATGTTCGACATTTTGCTACATTCAAATTTTTTACTACATAAATAAGACGTTGTGTATAGTCATCAAGATTTTTAGGTGCATCGCATTTACCGTTATTATCAACAACTTCTCGATGATCGCATATATTATCGCCATACTCACATTTATTTCCTACGTATTTTTTTGTAGTACCATTAAAATCACTTATGTAAGAACCACATACACAGGCATATTTATCCCCAAGATAATAAGGTTTTCCACTATTATTGTTTAAAATATTTGTCCCATTCAGGTCAAATTTATACTGGTGTATGGACCCATTTGTCAGGGTACAAAAATCTGTAAAATCTGGATTATGTATCATACATCCCTTTCCATCCTTAAAAACTTGATCATTTATAATTACTCTTTTTTCCTGAGGATTAATAAGATTTTTGTCAATGTCTAAATCCTTTGTTGGATCTATAATAACATTGTATGTCATATAGTCATCGGAACCAGTGGGAATAAAAGTAGAATTTGAAATATTGTCCGTATAGTTTAACACCCCATCGGCGGATCCTATGATAGAGTAGTTATTGTAATTTCCATCCCCTTGTAAAAGAGTATAAGGGAATACGGTTGAATTTGGTTTTCCTGTTAAACATTGTTTATTGTCTATCGTTGGATAGACTGGTTCTGTGTCGCGATCACTATTGTACCACGATAATCCGTCATCAATTGGATATTGATGTATTCCAAAATCACTTACTACACATTCTCTATTAAGTGGACTCCCATGACAATGCCAATTATATTCTTGACCACATAATACACAATCACAAGTGTTTGGACAGTTAGTACAAGAACTATTTTTAGTATCCATTGAACATGTTTGATCACATGATAAATTTATTTTTCCATCGCCATCTTCACATTTTGGAGTGTAAACAAATTTTCCATCCGTTGGACACGAAGAAGACAATTTGCAACTTGTTTGCCATTCGGTAAGGCTACCTCCATTTATAGCGTACAAATCACCACAATTTTCGACAACACTTGGCTCCCATCCAGTCGGGCCACACACTATACCATCTCCTATGCATGAGTTTACGGTAGTCGGTTTCAAAGCAATATTGCACTGACAATTTGCTCCTGTGAACCCGCCGGTGCAACCGGCACTAGGAGTTATACAATTTCCGTTCACGTCGCAGCCGTTTGGGCAATGACATACATCATTTGGACCAGAAGGTCCAGATGGTCTGGAACTTGACCCAAAAATAAAAT